ACTGACTGGCACCACCTTGGACAACAACATGGCAGACAATCTTATCTATGCTGCTAAAATACAAGATTTTTCAGCCACACAAGTGGTGCTTGCGGCCACTTCAGGATCAATTGCCATTGACTACAGTGCTGGGCATTATCAAACCATTGCCATGGCCGGTAATGTTAGTTTGAGTTTTACTAACTTTCCAGAATCTGGATCTGTGGGCATGTTGCGTGTACAGGTTATAGTAGGCACTGCTGGCCTCACACTGACATTGCCGGCAGCGGTAAGTGTAGGAACAACAGGTGTTCAAGGGTACTCGGGCAATGTGATTACTTTTGCAACCACTGGCATATTTGAATTTGGGTTTGTGACTTCTGATGCTGGTACAATTATTACATTGTTTGATTTAAATCGTCCGCTAAGTTACTATACAAATCCTGTGACTATTGCCAATACTACAGTGAGTAGTAGTAGTGGATCTGGGGCATTGATTGTTAGCGGCGGCGTTGGCATTGGTGGTAATTTGTATGTGAGTGGCAATATTGTTGGTAGCATCGTAGCAACTGGTAACACCTTTGCAGGTAATACCACTGTTGGCAATTTGCTTACATCAGGTTTTGTTAGTGCTACTTCCAACGTTACTGGTGGTAACATCAATACTGCTGGTGTAGTCAGTGCCACAGGTAACATCATTGGTGGCAATTTGAATGTTGCAGGGTTAAGTCTCAGCGGTAACGTTGTTAGTGCAATCAATCTCACAGCAAATATCACCACAACTGCAAACATACAAGCAGGCAATTTAAAATCCTCAGGTATAATGAGTGCCACAGCCAACGTCACTGGCGGTAATATTTTAACTGGTGGATTAATTTCTGCAACATCTACTATAACCAGTGCAGCCAACATCACTGGTGGAAATATACTAACTGGAGGACTGGTTTCAGTTACTGGCAATATCACTGGTGGCAATATCAATTATGGCATTGGTAATGTAACAGGAACCGGCAATGTCATCGGGGGCAACTTATTAACCGGCGGGCTGATATCAGTCACTGGCAATATCACTGGTGGTAATGTATTAGGCGGTGCTAACGTCAATGCTATCACTCACACTGGTACCACTGCAAGTTTAAGTGGCAACGTCACTGGTGGCAATGTGTTGTCAAGTGCTGTGCTATCTGCTGTGGGCAATGCTACTATACTATCAGGCACTGCTGTACCTGCAGGTGGCACAACTGGTGCTGGTTACAAGTTGTCAAGCACTGCCAATCTTGGCGTGTTCTTTGGTTCAGGTGTACCTACTTTAACTGCGGCCAAGGGATCGTTGTATCTACGCACTGATGGTAGCACCACAAACGATCGCATGTATGTCAACACTAATGGTATTACTACTTGGACTGCTGTGATTACTGCGGCTTAACCAGTTTTGATCTTGCCAAGCAGTTGTTTGAGTTTGGCACTTTGCACATCGCCTGATACTTTGGCAACGTCTACACCAGGGGTCGGGCTTTCCCATGGTGGCGTATCTTCACTTGTAGCAGCCGGGGTAACTTGACTGCGGGCTTTGATCGAATCCATGATTGATGTTGATGGTTTCTTGGAGTATTGATCTCCATCTTCTCCACCTTCGTCAGTAATGCGCATTGTTTCAATGTTGTACTCCAAATCAATTTTTTGACCAACGCCGGTCGAGCTCCGAGACTTCATACACTGTATCTGATACTTGCCACGCTCTTTCATAGCACGTGAAGTAAAGATACCAAACACATTGTCTGCTGTGTTGATTTTAGATATACCACCTGAAATGTGACTGTGATCAAACTCAATTTCTTCCACAGCCGATCGATTTAACTGACTCGCAGTTACCATCAATATGCCCAGTTCTTTGGCCAAGTTACGCAATTCTTCACTCACATACTTGTCTTTAACAAACAAGTCGTTGGGGCTGACTTTGGCACTCACAGGCATCAGCAAGTCCAAGTAGTCAATCATGATAAAGTCTACTTTGTGCCCTGTTTTGATTTGATATTCTTTCAAAAACGCACGTATGTCATTGATGTTGCTTTGTGCCGGCAATGCTTTGACCTGATAACTACCTGCTTTGCGTCCAATCATTTTGATCTTGATTGCTGCCGCATCTTTGTCGCGTCGAATGTCTTTGGTGCTCATGTCTGTCAACATAGCCGCTGTACGCAAACCTGTGAGTTCTTCACTCAACTCCAGCGTGATGTACACACCATGCAATCCCTGTTGTACCCAGTTCAGTGCAATGTTCATCATCACAAGTGACTTGCCTGAGCCTGATCCACCTGCAAAGATATTGAGTTCACCACGACTAAACCCGCCATACAGTAGTCGGTCCATTTGCGGCCAACCTGTTGACACTTGTCCGCCAGAGTCAAAGTAACGTGTGAGCATGCCTTCAGGATCATACCAGAAGTCCATGCCCAAGTCTTTGGTCAATGATATCTGTACCGCATCCTTGATCAGTTTTTCAACTGGCTCAAAGTCACCCTTTTCCAACAAGTCTGCTGACTTCAAAATAGCACGTTCAAGTTCTTGGCGCTTGGTAAAACTTTCAAACTCACTCATGAACCAGTCGTAGTGGCCTTCGTTCAAGTCCGGCACTGGTTGTAGTTTTACACCAGTTGCGGCACTAATCTGTGTGCGTTCAGGCAGGGTTTTAAACTTGTCCGAGTGTTCTTTTATGAACTCAGCCGCTGGTCGCAAACTTTTATCAAAGTTCTGTGGGTTGTAGATATTCTGCACACGCACATAGCTCTGTGCGTCTTCCAACATCATTTCTAAAAATAGTCGCTGAACGTCAAGTCCGTATTCTTTTAACAAAGTCTTCCCTTTACACTGGTCTCAAAAAAATGTGCGTTGCCTGCTGGTCCGTGATGTCCCTGCCATCCGTGTTGTTTGAAATCTGCTGGCTTGTTGAGGTTTACATTCACCGAGTAATAGGTATCTTCAAACAGTATGCATCTACTGTGATTTTGACAAAATGGCAATACAAATTCACTTGGCCCCCATTTATTGTTGGCATCGAGTGGCTTGCCTAGATTCACTACCAAATAATTTGCATTGACGGAATCCAACCAGGTAGTTATTAAAAACAATGTTGTCAATGCTTGAGTCTCAGTCCAGGAACGGTCTTCATAAACAACCATTTGTTGGGCTTCGTGACCTCTTATTATTTGCAATCCTGTGTGACAGTCAAGTCGTTGCTGTGTTTTACTCCAGGTATCAGTTTTAAAACATTTAGCATTATATTTGGTATTTTTAAAATTGTCAAAAACTGTTAGTCGTTCTAGAGGAGGTACTCCAATTATAAAAAAGTCTTGATTGAAATTAAATTGCTGTTGCATGCCCACCAGCAAGTGACAAACACTGCCAAAACTGTTACCTGGCCATGAACAGTTTATAATTTCTTTAGCATTTAAATGTTTGGCAGTTAGTCCCCAGAAACTATCTTGTGGGCTTACACAAAAATCTGGGGTTGTATAACTATCACCAAATACCCAAAGTCTATTGTAGTCTTTTAACAAGTGCTTTTTTCCTTAGTTCTATCTTGATTCTACTGGTCTCTCGCGATTGCATTATAGTTAGCAGGGCACCTAATCGGCCCAACTTTATCACCGCATCGTTGACGTCTTTGCAGCCCGCAGGCCAGTCTGGTATGCTCACTGCCCAACCCAGTTCCACTGCACGGTCAATTAATTCAACGCCTGCCTTGTCTTGATCTGGTACCACTGTGATCTGTTTGTCTAGACTGCGTATCAATCTAACTTGTGCATCATTTATGGTATTGTGCATCACTGCCACACCACCTATGCTGAGTGCATCAAAGATGCCTTCGGTTACAATCACATGCTGCCAATCTGTAGGTTGTAAGTCTGTGCCAAACACATAACCAGGTTGACTGTCACTGATAAACTTGGGTTGCCGGTCATCTAAAAATCTACAGGTGTATCCCACAATTTTGTTGTCGTAGGTGAATGGTATGACCACATGCAATCTTGTCCAGTGTATGCCATCATTTTGTATCTGCACCATGACCGGAAAGTCTTCGGGCACATGCCTGCCACGCACATAGTTCCAATAAAACTTGTGTTCAGGTGTCAGCAATTCAGCAAATGGTGGCAAGTCTCGTTCTTCAAATGAAACACCGCTCAATGTGTTCCACATCTGTTGTCGATCTTCTAAGATGCCATTGATGCTTCGATGTCGCAGGCTCTCCAGATTCAACATCTCTATTTCCATCTCTGGAACACCCATCCAGCCCAGGAGTTTTCGAGCTTTGTAACTTACAGTACGACCCAAGATAAAACTGGCTGTGTAACTACAGTTGAAACAGTGATAACTCCAACCTTGCTCTGTGGCTTTGAGTCCACCTCTGCCTCGGCGATCCTGTGTTGAACCGTTGTGCTGACAACATACCGCATTGAAACTCAACCACCCACTGGGTGTCGGTTTCTTTTTTGCAGGTAGATAAGCAAGGATGTCAAGCATCTGTACAGTTTAACAGATTTGTCACGCAAATGCAATGCTTAACGATAAAAGATATTGGTTACGTAGCCAGTTGTGATCAGCACAGTCACAGCCTGTGCTTCGGTGCCGCCAAAATTCAATGGCAAATAGCCCGAACCACCATTGGTCACAGTGATTGCACCAATACCGCTGGGACCTGTAAATGGTGCAGCAATGGCTGTGGCACCAGCACCATTGCCCAAGATTTGAACATATGGTGCTGCCATGTATCCCATACCAGCATTGTTCACGGCAATACCGGTCACAACACCGTCCACCACCGTAGCAGTTGCACTGGCACCATAGCCTTGGCTGTTGTTGATGGCCAAACGCAACAGCGGGTGGAATCCCACAACATTGATATAAAAAGTTCCAGTTTCGTCAAAATACTCACGGCTTTCTGTGACATCTACCCAAATTGATTCGTAGTCTTGTGCCGCTTGTACTTTGAGTGTGCCGGTATAATGATCTAAATCATACTTGATAGTGGTCAAACTGGCACCAGTTGTGTTGATATAACTTGAGTAGTATTCTGTCAAATAGTTGCGTGATATTGGTTGTGGGTTCAATGCCCAGTCGGGCCATGATTGTGGGCCAGGTTGTGGCCACGAATTTTTGCCATTTATCGTGGGAATTGTCACTGGTTGGCTGGCCATGAACTGTGGTAATACTGAATCCACAATATCGCAATCTGCTCTAGCACCAGCATTGTCGTCGGTAAACGCAGCCTGTACATAGTTACCTTGTGTGCGCTCAATACTGTAACTGCCAGGCTGTGCTAGGATGTTGATGGTGTCAGCTGTGTCCAGCACAACTTTGACTCGGCCTAATGTGGCACTAAGTACAGTCATGTCTTTTTCGATCAACAATTCGTCGCCAGTTTGGTTCAGCAATCTGAATTTAAATGTGCTGCCTGTGATATTCACAGGTTTTTGGTCTTGGTTGATGAATTCAAACAACAAA